CTGGGGCATCTGCGGGTGGTTCAGTGTCACTTAACCGTCAGGCATCAGGTGCTTCTCAAAAGCAAATTGTTGGGGTATAATATACCCCTCTCTTTTTTTTATCTAAAATGAATCCAGACATTCAAGTTATTGATAATTTTGTTTCAGAAGAAGCACTGGCAGAATTAACTCAATTTTTCACACATCAATGTGATTGGAGATGGTGTGATTCTTGTGTTTATCCATTACAGGATGAAGAATGTAAGAGAACATTTAAGAATAAGGATTATGATTATCAAAATACATTAACTTGTAATCCTTTAGATGATTATCAATTAGTGCATATAATATATGCAAATTATCAATATTTGTCACCAATTAGATTGTATCCATTTTTTCAACAATTAGGTGCCAATGCTGTTGTAAGATGTAAGGCAAATCTAAATCCTAGAACACAAGAAATTGTAAAACATTCATATCATACAGATATGCCATTTGAATGTAAAACTGCTGTGTTTTATTTGAACACATGTGATGGATATACTGAATTTGAAAAATGTGGAACTAGGGTTGAAAGTGTTGCAGGAAGAGTTGTAATTTTCCCAAGTCAATTAAGTCATACAGGCACAAGTACAACTAATGATAAGAAAAGAATTGTAATCAATACTAATTACTTCTAATGAAATTAAAGTTACCTAATGCTCAGTATTATAGAGAAGAATGGGCATTAGATGGCAATGCAATTTCATTTATTTTTGTGCATGATATATCAGTATTAGTATCACCATCACATCTAAAAGTAGTTAAGTTTGATGATATTGATTATTGTGGATTAGAGAACTATCCAGAGAGAGCAGGATTAAATTGTAATTGTTGTGATGGTTGGAAGTATATTGATTGTAATATATCATATCCATGTATTTTAATTGATGGTTTATATTGTCCAAATGGATTAAGATATAGGATGATAGATGGACGGCATCGAATTGATAAGATGAAATTTAATAAGATGACCGAAGCAAAGTTTTATGTTTTTGATTATAGTGAAGTGAAGGAGTTATTTTATCACTGTAATACTAATGAAGAGAGAGATGAAATAGTTAATAATGAAGCAGAGAAATGTATGTATTTTGATGATATATTAGACTGGATGTAATTAGACTCATGAGTCGAGTGGACAGTTGGAGAAGTGTCACAAGGCACCCCCCAAACCTGCCGCATCGGTGCTATGATTACAAAGTAATCAATCAGGGACAGCATTTGAGCACTTCTGACAAACTTGAGAGAGCATTTTACTTGAATTTAATTCGACTTGTGAATGAAGTTCAAGGTAATACAAAATTGCAATCACAAATGTCATATAAGCAAAAAAGTGCTTGGGTAAAACAAACCAAAGCACAAAAAACAAAAAAAGATGCTCTTACTATTCTGAACTAATGAAAATCATTCATTCCAAAACTAATGGTTGTTCTTATACACTCTGGAAAGGATGTGTATTATTCTATCATCCACAATATGATGATGATGTTTTAGAAACTCAGTTCTATAAGTATGCAGAAGTCGAGTGGGATTTACTTGATGATGATGTATTAAAGGAAGCAGATAGATGTTATGATATTCTTAGAACACATTCTAAAGTATCACTCGCACTTGCATCATGACAATCCTCAAAACAACTTACGACATCAACACTCAAGAAAAACTTTATACTATCCTCTCTGATAATAAAGTTTATCTTACTCCATCAATCATTCAAGCAATCACTCTTATTCACAAATGCAAGTAAGTCAACTCTCAATCATGCAATTCTGTATGGATATGGAAGCAGATTTGGAAATGGTCCTAGATTATCTTAACTCTCAAATTGATAATCCTACTCAAGACCAAATCGATGAAGCATGTAAAATATATGATGATTACCTTGAAGAGGTAGACTTTATTCAATCTCTATGATATAATATATGAGGTTACAAACGACTCTCCGAGTTACTAAATGTCTACCTTGTGGAAAAACTTGTGGAAAACTAATCATTAAATAAATGGTTAAAAAAACATACTTGCGTGTTTTATGTTTTCCACAGAGGGTGTTGAAAAAGTATATAAATACCCTGTTTTATCGTCGTTATTAACTTGTAAAGGTGCCTGGTTGTTGTTATCTAAGCGAGCATTATACCAGCACTTGACAAAAAAGTCAAGCAAAATTTCCAAGTATTTTTAGTCCCACACATATTACTCGTCGTATATAAGACTGAGTAAGACTTGTATATTTTATGAGTCCTGTGAGTCTAATTGATTCGTCCATTCTCAGAGGATTCTCGGTGGACTTATAAGTCTCATTCGTCCTCGGACAGTTACCAAACCGTCCACTAGACACATTAGTCTCACCATTCGTCCTGTAGACTGTTAGGGTGGTTATGAGGGAGGGAAGAACTACACAGAGATAACTGATAAGAATTACTCAGAGAGTTCGTGATAGTTTTCCACAAGCAAAGTATAAGTTTTCCACAGGGGTTGTGGAAAACTATTAGAAACCTGTGGAAAACTCGACACCTGGGGGAGGGGTTTATAATTACAATTAAACAGTGTTGTATAATAAGAATAATACAGCACTGTATGTTTGTACTACCCAGGCAGTTCGTGTTACTTGACAGCATCGTAGTTTGTGTTTATAATATAACAGTACTGTTTAATTATAATTAAGTAGTACTGATTAATTCTTATACCCACGGGGGGGTTTATAATTATAATTACTTAGTGAGTTCGTCATTAGAAATAAACAGCACTAAATGACAGTTATTACCGAAACGGTTAGGTTTATATAATAAACCGATGCCCCTAAAAGTAAAAACGCACTACTACCCTAACCTACAAAAGTATGCATCCCCGAGAGTTTTTAAAATTCACAAAAAAATTTTCCGAGGGTAGAAACGGGTTACCGAACCCCGAGTAGGAAAAAAAATTCCGTGAGTAAAAAAGTACCTAAAAAGGATTGTTATGCTATATAACGGGAAACCGATTATTTTACTAGAAGAATGACAGAGGACGAGAAAGAACTATTAATAGAGTGCGTCCAGTTCCGTTTACAGCACGACAAGTCTTTAAATTCAAACGTAAATCTGCGTGAGGATTTAGAAGAACTGCTCTTTACCGTAGAGGATATTGATGACTACGTATGACATAAAAGTCAAAGATTTAACAGTAATGGAGAGAGTTACTCCTGAGGAACTCGCACAAAGTATGAAAGAAGTAGAGATAATTGTGTGGTTAAAGGGGGGTAAGAAGGAGGATGTGCAGTATGTAATAAATACCCAAACCCCGACCGAGTTGCATTGATTGACTTGGGGTGATATAATAATAGAGTTAGAATTATCATTTTTATGGCCAAAGGATTTACGGTGAAAGCAAAAGCACCGACTGTTAATAAGAACGTTGATGAATTTGACCTTGCAGCAGCAAGGGAGAGTATTAAAGGCAAGGCAGTTGTCTTTTGTCTACCAGGAAGAGGATGTTCATATACGTTTCTAAAAAGTTTTGTACAACTGTGTTTTGATTTAGTACAAGCAGGAGCAAGCATTCAGATTAGTCAAGACTATAGTTCCATGGTGAACTTTGCGAGATGTAAGTGTCTTGGTGCGAATGTATTGCGTGGACCGAATCAGAAACCATGGGATGGTAAACTAAAATACGATTACCAGTTATGGATTGATAGTGATATTGTCTTCGACACCGAGAAGTTTTATCGTCTAGTAGCAATGGATAAGGATATTGCAGCAGGATGGTATATGACTGAGGACGGACGTACTACGAGTGTTGCTCACTGGTTAGAGGAGGATGACTTCCGTACCAATGGTGGAGTGATGAATCACGAAACTGCTGAGACAATGCCGAAACGTAAGAAACCATTTACAGTAGACTACACTGGTTTCGGATGGGTATTAATTAAGAACGGAGTATTTGAGAGTCTTGAGTATCCTTGGTTTGCTCCTAAGATGCAACAATTTGAATCGGGAGAGGTTCAGGATATGTGTGGTGAGGATGTCTCCTTCTGTCTGGATGCCAAGGAAGCAGGATTTGAGATTTGGTGCGACCCTCGTATTCGTGTTGGTCATGAGAAGACCCGAGTTATCTAAGTCATGGACCCCTACGGGGGTCTTTTATTATGTCTAATATATTTTATGGTACTGTTTGGTCTGAGGAAGAGTTACGTAAATATCGTAAGATGTTTGATGACTGGATGGGTGAACCCGACAATAATTCTCATAGTGATAGAGAAAGATTAGATATTACTGAGGATTATCCAAATCCTATTGTATTACTTAGTGAGTATAAAAAATTTTTATCGAATAGAGTTGCTACTGAATTTTCTAAGTCTTTTCCGAATGGATATTCGATTGATGCAAGACTAGCTTTATATACTAAGGGTAAACACTATGCTTGGCATCATGATGCAACTAGGCAGCATTTTCATCCTCATAATTCAAATTGGAGGAGGATTATTTCCTCTGTAACATATTTGAATGATGACTTTGAGGGTGGGGAGACTGAATTTGAAGACCAGACAATTAAACCAGAGTCGGGAAAGACTATTATATTCCCATCGTATTTTACCCATCCGCATACTGGAAGACCTGTTATAAAGGGTTCTAAGAAAATTCTTTGCGTCCATGTGTGGGTTTGATTTTATGGTTGACTCCGTGTAATGGCAGTGCTATAGTGACTTTAAGCCACTGAGGTGGCAAAAAAAAACCGTAAAAACAACCGTTTAGGAGACACCGAGATTATGGCAACAAAACGTGGTAGTGGTAGTGGTAACACCAAACTCGACCCGATTCCTAAGAAGACTCGTCAGGGCAGTGGTCAGCATACCAAATATGCTGCGAGTAGTCGTAATGGTGCCCGTAAGCGTTATCGTGGACAAGGTAGGGGTTGATGTATTACCTGGATGGAGAGACTGAGTTCTACGATATCCATCCAAAAGACTTGTGGATTTACAATAAACTCCAACTTTGTAGGGTTTTAGGATATAAATGCGGTCCTGCTGGGACTGATGTCCTAGAACCTGATTTTTATATTGTAAAACCTTCGATTAACTTTATGGGTATGTCTCGTCATGCTCGTATTACATGGTTAGATGGGTCAACTGACCATATTCATCCTGGTGAATTTTGGTGTGAGACCTTTGAAGGTGAGCATTTAAGTGTTGATTATCAAAATGAGGAGTGTAAATTAACAGTTCAGGGGTATCGTAATCCAAAAAACCCGTTGTATAAGTGGGATAAATGGGTAAAACTTGATAAGAAGGTAAAATTTCCTGATATTTTAAAGAATCTAGAAGGAAATTACGAATGGATTAACTGTGAGTTCATTGGTGACCATCTAATTGAGGCACACTTTCGACCAAATCCTGATTTTAGGCATGGAAATGTCATTGCAGTTCCTAATTGGGGTGATGTAGACAGATATAGGGAGTATGAACTTGAGCAAGGACTTGAGTATATTGAAGATCCAGACTTCAAACGCAGAGGATTCTGGATAGATTAAATAGTATGGAGATAGAACCTCCCAAAAAGTTCTGTTTAACCTAACGGAGAAACAGATGGCTAAGTACCATGTAGATAGGGACACTGCTTACATGTACAAAATGTGGGGAACGACCTCTTTGATTACCGATTATTGGTGTTCACCGCACCAAACAAATGATAATCCAGAGGAACTTACCGATGAAGAAATGATGAAAAAAGATAATATTGAACAAGAGGGTTAAAAAACTCTTATAGATAGTATATAATACTCTTGTTTTTAAATGGCATCACGGGTTTCTCGGGGATTTAGAGATATTAGTTTATCTTTTACAAAACACCCAGTTACAAATGACATTTTGGCACTCAATAATGAGGATGCCATTAAGAGATCCGTGATTAATTTAGTACGGACTCAAATTGGTGAAAAATTTTTTGAACCTCTAATTGGAACATCACTAGAGGGTTCATTATTTGAACTATCTCATCCTGAAATTGAAATTCAAATTGAGAGTGAAATTAACGTTTTACTTGAAAACTTTGAACCACGTATTTCTGTATCAAGAATCAAGGCACAACCATTGCCTGATGATTATGAGTTGGCAGTAAATATAGTATATGATATCGTTGGTCTTGCAATACCCAGACAAAACATCGAGTTCATCTTACAACCAGCTAGGATATAATGGCGTTCAATCAATTTACCAATTTAGACTTTGCCGATTTAAAATCGCAAATTAAAGACTACCTCAGGACAAACAGTAATTTTACTGATTTTGACTTTGAGGGGTCTAACTTTTCAGTATTGATTGATATTTTAGCATATAA